ATTTGTCATCAGCTCATTCAGCCGCAACACAGCCTGCTCTAGGGCCGACGTTTGCCGGGCCGCTTCAATCTTCGCCACGGCCTGTAAAACCCGCTTTTGTGACGGCGTAAACGGCGCACCGGTAGCGTAGCCTCGGACGGTCTCAGTCTCGCCCCGGGCCTCGAGGGTGCCGTTTGCGTTCAGCTTGAGCAGGTGATTCGTGATGATGCTGGAAATCTCGCTTCCGTCAGGCTCAATCAGCTTCGTGATTTTATCCCCCGGCCATAAATGAGGATAAAACAAAACCTCAAACCTAAAGGGCCGGTATTTGAACCCGCCCAGCCTGTCAAACAGGACGTTCAAAACCGCCTCATGATTATCCTGCAGCAGCGGGTTGTCCTCGATTATCAGCGCATATCTATCGTCCCCAATAAGGTAGTCCACCTCATCAGTCCGGTAGATGATGCCGGTAATTTCGATATCCGCTTCAGCCACTTCGTAAGAAAAGCGGTCATCCGGGCCGATTTCCAAGTCTCCAGCCTGGCTCTCTCCGTACCAGGACAGCCGCAACCGCGCCAGCTCATCAATCCAGGCATTACAGCCCGCCAGCTCTGCCACCCAGGCCACCACGTGGTGAAAAGTTATGTCGTCGCCTTCAGGTTGCTGCGAAACAACGTAATCATCGTTCACAAATTCGGTGGTGTGGAGCGCCACGCCACACTGCTGGCAACAGTCGATCAGGATCTGCCGCAGCGTCGCCGGATAAGGGATGCCCGGAGCGTACGGCCGATTAAACCGCGCCATGTCATCCAGCGCGCGGATCTGCATGGTGGTGAGCTTCCTGGGAGGTTCGTCAACGGTAAAGACCCCGGCCTGCAGCGGCTCGCCGTCGATGTCCCAAACCACCGTGAGCCGCGCGCCTTCCCAGCGCAGATTGCTCCACTGGCCATCAAAGTTGTCAAGCTCGAACACTAGTTCGCTGGTCTCTGCACAGCCAATCTCTATTGTAGAGCCGGACACCCAGTTGCGCTCGATAGAAAATGAGCCCTCGATAATGTCGTCCTCGGTCAGCGCGATCGGGTCGCCGTCGAGAGTCTCGCCGGTGATAGTCACGCCGACATGGCCGCCCTCGTAGAGATGCTGTTTTTGATTACTGCTTAGATTTTGCATAACTTATCACCTACCCTTGCCTCAACCCGGATCCGGCGTCGCCCTGATGATCGCCAGACTTACTTTAGCCCAGCGGTCAAGGTGCGGGGTCCAACCGGTGGCCGTCATATCGCCAGTGTAAAAGTGCTTAGTGACCCAGGTCCCGGATTTTGCATCTAAGTATTCCACCAGAATATACTCGCTGTCAAAAGCTTGAAGGACGGTGGCCGCTTCGGAACGGGTAATGTAGCTCCACTCAAGATCCAGCCGGTCCAATTTTGCGATCCGCTTCTTGAGCATCCGACCAGACTCCGCACGCCCGGCGCCGTCAGCGGACAAATCCTGTTTGGACCAGTCAGACTTGGCAAGTGAGGGCAAGTCAGTTACCGGAGAGCCGGTGGCCACGCCATACGCATTCGCCGGGGTGACGGATCTAATTGGTACGTTTACACTCACAGCTTACACCCCCACCTGCACGACAGTCCGGCCGGCTTTGGCATTTTTACGCCTGGCGGCTTCGATTATTTCCTCCAGAACCTTGTTGCCGCCGATGTTAACCTGGAGAATGAACGGGCCTTCCTGCTCGCTGCCGGATGTTGCCGCTTCCCGCAACGCCCTGGCTATAGTTTTCGCCAGCCTGTCAACGGCGTTGCCGCCACCCGCCCCGGCCACGGCCGCCGGGTTGTATTCTTTAGGAATAACTGCCTCACCACGGTGCAGGTAGGCCAGCATGTCCCGGGGAACGTAGTTCGTTCCAGTAGCAAGTTTCGGGATCAGCGGGATACTGATACCCCACTTCTTGCCACCGATAAGCGGCACCCAATCGGGCACGTCCCATTTAAGGCGATTCATGCCACGAATCATGGAGTTCATGCCGTCGATAATCTTGTTAATGAAGCTCCTAATGGTGTCCCAGATGTTGCTCCAAATAGTGGTGATCCTTGTTTTTACGCTGTCGAAAGCGTTGATGATGCTGTTCTTTATGGTGTTAAATATATTTGTGGCCTTCGTTTTGATGCTGTCCCACTTATCCGATAACCATTTGGTGACCGCCGCCCATATAGCCGTGGTCTTTTCCTTGATCCAGTCCCATTTCGCAATTATAAGCACCGCCAGGGCAATGACGGCCGCCGTTATCCAGGCTACAGGGCCCAGCGCAACGACCCAGGCCGCGGCCATCTTAGCCGCATGGATCAGGGCTTGCGCTCCGGCCCAGGCCCACTTGGCTATGATCAAAACGAATTGGCCGATCATTACGGCACCCTGGGCCACGGCCGCCCAGCCCTGCATGGCCCAGGCCAGGACGATCTTGCCGGCGTGAATCAGTGCCTGGATGCCGGCCCAAGCCCATTTTGCGATTATAAGCATGAGTTGTCCGACGATAATCGCCCCTTTGGCCAGCGCTGCAGCGCCTTTCATTGTCCAGGCTAGAACATGCTTTCCGGCGGCGATCATGGCCTGAGTGCCGCTCTTAATGAGGGCCGGGACCAGCAGCACCATGATAATGCTCGCTATGTTTTCTATGATCGGGCCAATGGTAGGCCAGTTATCTTTAATCCACTGAATGACTTTATTTACAGGCTCCATTTTTTGCTTCAGCGTATCCCAGGCTTTGCCTGCGGTTTTGGCGGCTTTGGAGAGCTGGTCGCTGACGCCGACCGCAATGTCACCAATGCCGCCTATGCCAGGGGCCACAACCTGGGGCGCCTCAATGGCCGGGACACCAAGATCGCCCAAATCTGCGGCAGGTGACGAAGCCATTGCGGTCTGCATGGTGTGGATTTCATCAAACGGCATCAGCGTCTTGTTCGCAGCCTTGCCTGCACTTTTCATCGCCTTTTCGAGCTCATTCTGGGCCCCGGCCGCGTTTTCCCCGGACTTGGCCATATCTTCCTGGGTTTTGGCCGCCTCGTTGGCCGCGGCCAGCGATGACCGCGCCGAGGCCCAGAGACCGGATGCGGACGACTTCAGCGAATCGGCCAAGCCAAGTACCGAATTGGCAACACCCCGGAAGGCAGGTATAATCACGCCGATTCCAGCAAGAATGAGGCCGATACCTCTCACCACAAGGGACGCGCCATAAAGGGCTGCAGCTCCGATGGCCGACCAGACGGCACGTGCCACGTCGCCGAGGTGTCCCCAGTACCGAGCGAGCAGGTAGGCAACGACGGCGACGGCAGCACCAGCCAGCATCCATTTCCATAGCGCCAAACCTGTCGCTGCTATAGACGCGCGTAGTTTCTTTAGCGCCGGAAGAAGCAAAGCGACGATGACCGGAACCAGGCCTCCAGCAATGGCACCGGCTATGCCGATGATTACAGGCGGTAGCCAAGGCGGGAAGGCTTCCCTGAGTGCATTAAAGAAGCCCTTATCACTTACCAGGTCCGCAAAGCGACCGATAGTCTCATTCAGCCATCGCATGGCTGAACCCAGGTTGGTAATCTTGATGATGTCCTCTCCGATGCCCCGAATAATGGTCGTGATGCCGTCCTTGACCTGTTCCCACTGCCCGAGGATTGTGCGTGCCTGCCGCTCCATTGCGCCAGCGAATCGCGGGTCTTCGGCGAGGCCCTCAATGATCGCTTGAATGGCTGTTGTAGAGGAGATCGTGCCCCTACTGACACGTTCCATGGCCTCGGGAATGCTGACTCCGATTGACTTAGCGAGCAACGCCCAAGCGGGTACGCCTGCCTCAGTCAGCTGCAACATTTCCTGGCTCGCTAGCTTCCCGCGCGCGCGAATTTGGCCGAGAGCGCGGACAACACGGTCTATCGTCTCCGCACCACCGCCCATCGCAGCAACAAAATCGCCAATCGGGTCAAGCATTTGCTCGATCTCCTCGCGCGCGAATCCCCAAGCGAGCATCTGGCGCGACATTTCGACAAGTTGCTGGAACCCGAACGGGGTCCGGCGAGCCCGCTTTTCGAGGTCTTTAAGAAAGCGGTCGGCCTCCTCCACACTCCCGAGCATCGTGGCCATAGCCATCCTTGTCTGCTCGAATTGCGAGGCAAGTCGGACCCCCCAAATGCTTGCCGCTGAGAAGGCAGCTGCCGCCACCGCGCCAAACCTGGCCACGTAGCGCCCGAGCGTCAGCGACGCAGGGGTCGCCGCCCGGATCGCCTCCGGAAGCTGTTTCGCGCCCCGCTGCACCGAACGGGCAAACTGGTTCCATTGTCGCTCGGCGCGGGAAACAGCCCCCACGAAACGTCCCGTGGACGCCACCAAGGCAACATTGAAGGAGGCAACCGTTGCCAATTGTCTCACCTCGACGTATCATCAGATTAGATTGCAAATATCCAAAAGAAGGAGGAGTGAGCAGTGAAACGCCTGCTCAAAGTCGGTATGGGCCTTTTCTGTTTGTTCGTCCTCGTAAGCATCGTTGAAAGCTGCAATAGGGCCTCGACACCGACGTTCGATGTTGCGAAGATCAGGGACTATCTCGACCAGAATTTCGCAGGTACCACATGGTATTCCCCGGTCCAGAAGTTCACCGCGCCCGGCGGTGGACGGTTAAATGTGTACACGGATCTGTATCCTGATGCAGAAGGAGAGCGCTTTGCCCAGGACATCTGCCGAAAAATCTACGCAAACGTATCAAACAACGGCGTCACCGAAGTCGCAGTCTTCGGCCAGGGCAACAAGTTGCTAGCACGCTATCCTTGACCATATTTCGCCTCGAACGCCCGGGCCCACATCTCCAGGATGCGGGCCTGCTCTTCCCAGGTCTGCTCCAGTTTCGGCGGCCGGTCCCGCCTGGGCATGAAGTCCTGGGGCTCGTAGGGCTTGCGCCGGCGCTTCGGGTCCCGGTTGGCGTTGGCGATGGTCGCCGCCACCAACCCGGCCCGCCAGTCTTCCACCTCAGTCCCCCAGGGCTCCAGGCTAAAGAACGCCATCCACTCAGAGAGCTCCCGGCTGCTGATGCGAGCCAGGAGCTCTCCGACCGTCATTCCCAACGCCAGCGCCAGTCGAAAGACAAAGCGCCGGGTTGGGTTCTGCCTCAGTTTCCCACAAGTTCTTCCACGTCCTCAGGTCGCAGGCCGGATAGTCGCTGAGCAACACTGAAGATCCGGTCCAGGGCCGCGGCCGACTTCTTTCCGAGCAGTTCTGCATCCTCATCACTGAAAATCCGATTGCCCTGCTCGTCTACAACCGTCATAGCTACCAGCTTTGCCCGGATGTTCTTGAGGTTCATCCGGGTATTCTTGCCACGGGTCTCGACGATGCTCTGTTCAAAAGCATCGCGCTCCGCCGCAGTGAGGCCCCGGACGATCACCTCTCCGCTCCATTCCGGGACAGCCACCCGCTCCGTGGGCAGG